CTATGACTTTACAACATTGTCCATTTGAAATTAAAACATGTTTTGACTTTGTTTGGTGGTTTAATTTCACTAATAAGTGGCAACTTGTTAAATATAGATTATTAAATCAAAGAAGGTTTATAAATCCAGAAAAAAGTATTAAAAAAGTTATACATTTTTTTGATACTCCATACATTCAAAAATGGAGTTTAGATAATCACGATAAAAAAATCAAAGATACACTTATAACCTATAAATATACAGCTAAAGAATTTATTGTTAAATACACTGGATTTGAAGAGTATTTAAATAAGCCAAAAATTGGAAGTTTACAACACGTTGGTAGTAATTTTGATAGAGTTTTTGCTTTCGATCAAAACTATGAAGAAATGACTTTCAATGAAACATTAGGATGCGTTAATGATTATGGAAGATCTTGATTATAATTTAGATGTAGACGAAACATTATATTATCTTGATGATGAATTTAGATACTATATTTATATTGGTTATGATAAAAGAATAATAAAAATAGTAGAGTATAAAAACTGGTATATACCAATTAGAGATTACACATTTTATATCTTTGATGGAAAAATAAATCCAAGAGTTTTATTAGATCCTCATAACTATAGTTTCTCAGATAATAAGATAGAAAAAAAATTAGAATGTTCTTTTAACATATTAAACGAATGTAAAGAGCAGGCACTAGAAATATTAATATGGGAAACGTTTGAAACATATATTTACAATTATACAAGAATATATACTAAAAATTTAATTGAAGTACTAACTGATGTATACATTATTGAAGAAATAAAAAACTATAATATTAATGGCATTACAGGTCCTTTATTAGAAAATATGCATTCATTTGATAAAAATAATAACTCATTAGATGATATTGTAGAGAAAGAAAAATTAAAAATTGAAGATAAAAAAAATATATTAATGTTCATTGATACACAACGTCATAATTTAAAGAAAATGATCTTAGAAAAAAGATATGAAGAAGCTTTAAGTTATATTAAAAAAACACATAATTCTTGGTGAAATGATGATAACATATTTAAAAGATAATTCAATTATTGACATGAGAGATACTATGTATCCAACATATTCTCTCATGGTAAGAAATTCTACAGTTGAAGTTAAATCTAAGGATATTTCATGGTCTACTGCCATGGGTTATTCATATGGAATAACTGAAATAAAAAATGGTAATAAAACTATACTTCTTCAGTCAGGTGATTATTTTTCATTTACAGTTAAAGAAAATGATGTTATTATTACATCTACTAATAATTTATTCATCGTATTCAGACTTGGCTTTATAGGTCATAATTTAATTGGTCAAACTGAAAATAAAGGTAGACTATCATATATAGATGGATGCTCTGATTCTTTATTAGTTTATCCTCTAAGATTAGGTGATGCATCTCTTAATTTTTTACTTTTTCCTAAAAATATTAATCAATCATATCATACACATCCTAGTATTAGAATTGGTTGTGTAATATCAGGAACTGGTACATCAGATACTAATGATAAAAGTATAAAGTTATATGAAGGCATGCATTTTTGTTTAGAAGAACAAGAACTTCATCGTTTTAGAACTAAAAATAATGAAATGCGAATTATTGCATTTCATCCTGATGGTGATTGGGGTCCTACCGATGAAAATCATGTTATGATTAATAGGACATATGTGAAAAAATGAATTTAATTATTGGTAATAATAATATTCTAAAAGAAGAATGCAAAGAATTTGATTTTGCAAATCCTCCTTTTGATCCGTTAGAATTTTCTAAAAACCTTGTACAAATAATGTATGATAATAATGGAATTGGTCTTGCGGCTAATCAAGTTGGAATTCCATATAAAATATTTACTATGAGAGGCAAACCTGCTGATTTTGCATGTTTTAATCCTAGAATTGTTATGCCTTCAGAGGAAAAAATTACTTTAGAAGAAACATGTCTGTCATTTCCAGGTTTAGCAGTTAAAATAAAGAGATCACAACATGTACGCGTAAGATTTCAAATTCCTTCAGGTGAAACAGTAACACAAATGTTTACTGGAATGACTGCACGTGTGTTTCAACACGAGTTAGATCATTTAAATGGTATTATTTTTTACAAGCGTGCAAATCGTTTTCATCGTGAGAAGGCGTTTAAGAAATGTGGAATTATTTAAAATACAGTAACATACAGGTAGCTATTAATTTAAATCCATTGCATTGGAGATTTCACTTAGAATATAGTGGTCCAACTACTATGGATCCAGGTATGTACTTTTTTGTCATTAAGGTTATAATGATAAGAGTAAGCATTATAGTGGATGATGGGAGTTGGTAAGTGAATATATTTTACATTGATATAGATCCTATCAAGGCTGCGCAAGGCATGGTAGATAAACATGTTGTTAAAATGATTTTAGAATCAGCACAACTTTTATCTACTGCGCATCGTCTATTAGATGGACGACAGATTGAAGGTGTATCTAAAACTGGTCGTAAAGCTAAGCGCTGGATTCTTGATGATGGTAGACAGGATGTTTTATATTTGGCAACACATATTAATCATCCATCTGCTGTATGGTGTCGTCAATCAGTAGAAAATTATTCTTGGCTTGTTGAACATTTCTTTGCACTTATGCATGAATACACGCATCGCTATACTAAAAAACATGCGTGTTTTGGTGACCTTAGTTTTATGCTTCAGTCTCCTCCACATAAGTTAAAAGATTATAATTGGACTAATATGCCATGCGCTATGGCCGATGAATATAAAATTAGTGATGACCCATTAACAAATTACAGAAATTATTATAAGATTGGTAAAGCCACTATGCATAAGTGGACTAATCGTCAACCTCCGGAGTGGATTATATGAGTAGAGATTGGGCTTTTGATATTGCTATGATGCATGAAAAGTATGGTGTTCATCCTGTAGTTGAAAAGATGAATGCTAATATTCTTAAACAGTTTCTTGAATTTAGAGTGCGATTCTTGGAAGAAGAACTCACTGAACTTAAGAACGCTACTAATGCCGATGATGCTGTAGATGCACTTATTGATTTATGCGTTGTTGCTATTGGTACACTAGACGGTTTTGGTGTAGACTCTCATAAAGCATGGGATGCAGTCTTAATTGCAAATATGAACAAAGAAGTTGGTATTAAAGAATCAAGACCTAATCCACTTGGTTTACCAGATCTTATTAAACCAACTGGTTGGGTTGCACCATCACATGCCAATAATGAAGGCAAACTTAAAGAGATTTTTTAATGTCTAAAGATTCAGATATTGAAATCATCGGAGCTCTTGGAGAAAAAATCGTAAAGACTAGCTTAGAAGCATGTGGTCTGCAAGTAATACTTAGCGAAAATAAATATGATAATGTAAAAGACATGATTGTAGAAGGCGAAACTGCTGAAGTAAAAACTCTTACACTTATCAGAAAATTTGAAGCTTTTTGTATGGAACCTAATCAATGGAAAAAGCTTGATAATGTAGATAGACTTTTTTTCGTAGAAATTCCTGATTATGGCAATCCTGTCATAGTTTATGAATCTATTGAAAAATACCATTTTACAGAACCATTTAATGGTGGTATAAAAAGAATGTATACTAAAGATCGCATGCGTAAGTTTTGTGTGATCAATGATAATGATCTAGAAAGAACATTGCGTAATCATACTAATTCTAAATTTATTATAAGGGGTGAAAATGACCGAGCGCCATTCAATACAAGTTCTTAGTGAATGCATTGCATTACAAAACGCTAAGGCAAACGATTATCAGAATAAAAATTCTCGTATCCTTCAGGCAGATTACTATACAAATGGTTGTGCTACTATTCATGATATTATGAATGGCAAGATGCTTCGTATCCAATCCGTTATGGAAGCTATGCAAAATGATCCTAATTATGCTCCTAATTTTGAATCATTAGAAGATTCTGCTAAAGATTTAATTAATTATGCATCATTCTTTGTTTCTTATCTTCGTGGTAAGATTGAAGGTCAACGATCAGATCGTGACTTCTGTAATCGTAAGATTGGTGTATCCGGAACAACACAATCAAATGTTACTCAATATGGTATCATGAGTGTATCTGTTCCTATAGGAGAATAATAAATGCATATGAGAAACACCGTGATGGATATCAGACAACATTTCAGAAATCTTCTTAAACATAAGGTTTTTGTTACTGATAAGACTGGTGTTAATATGCTTGAGATCGTCGGCGCAAACTTTGTTGCCAACGAGAAATCTATATTTGGCAATGTCAATAACGATTATGTAGAACGAGAACTTGAATGGTATAAGTCAATGTCTCTTAGCGTTAATGATATTCCTGGTGGGCCACCTGCTATCTGGAAACAGGTAGCAGATAATAAAGGTTATATCAATTCTAATTATGGTTGGTGTATTTGGTCTCAAGAAAATCATTTTCAATATGAGAATGTTTATAGTGAACTTAAAAATAATCCTGAGTCTCGTCGAGCTACTATGATCTATACTCGACCAAATATGTGGAATGATTATAAATCAAATGGTAGATCTGACTTTATGTGCACTAATACTGTTCAATATATGATTAGATATAATGATGAATTAGATGCAGTCGTGCAGATGCGTTCTAATGATGTTGTATATGGATATAAAAATGACTATGCATGGCAATCATATGTACTTGACAAACTTTGTCTTGATCTTGGTGTTCAGCGTGGTAGTATTCATTGGAATGTTGGAAGTCTTCATGTCTATGAACGTCATTTTGATTTAGTAAAATGATTATACATAAATGGGATCAACGTTATCTAGAATTAGCTAAAAATATTTCTCAATGGTCTAAAGATCCTAGCACAAAAGTAGGAGCCGTAACTGTTGGTAAACAAGGACAAATCCTTTCACAAGGATTTAATGGATTTCCAAGAAATATTGATGACTCTAATGAAAGATTAAACGATCGTCCTACTAAATTAAAATATGTAGTTCATGCTGAAATGAATTGCATATATAATGCATGTTTAAATGGTGTTTCATTAAAAGATTCTAATCTATATGTTTATGGTTTACCAGTCTGTTATGATTGTGCAAAAGGTGTCATACAGGTTGGAATCAAACGCGTATTCATGTGTTATCCAACTAATGTTAGTGATAAATGGAAAAACTCATTTGAAGATACAAAAAAAATGTTTGATGAAGCTGGTATAGGATATAATAAGTATGTCAGCACTTGAAACAACGGAGTATTATGATGAATATATTAGGTACTTTAATCTCGCAAAAATTCAACAGCATAAATGCAATCTTGGTAATATACCATACGCAGATTCCTGTATGGGAGACGATCTACTTGAAAATGTGGAGCTCTACGATGTTGTTGAGCGAAAGTTTGCAGGATTCTCGCAAATCATTAACGACGTATTTTACGGATGGACATCAGAACATCCATATTGGCACAAAATGGAACAAGGATTCCATACGCGTCAACGTGAAATAGTAGCTAAAGATTGGACAGGCAAACACTCAGACTTTAAATTGGCTGAGTGGTTATATATTTTTATTCTTCATAGAGTATGTGGATCTGGTATTAATTATTCTTTTAAACCTTCAGGTTATCATAATACTATTTTATTTAATCTATATAATTGTAAATCTATTGAAGATATGACTAAGATGGTGAATAATTATCCTACTTCTTTTTATACATCAGTTGGTTATCAGTTTCCACAATTTCCAAAACCTCCTGCAAATTATAAACGAGCCGGTGATTATTATCTTACAGAGTTTGCTCCTAAACTCGCAAGAGATTTAGCTGAATTTCTTGAAAAAAGTAATGCTAAGAAAGATCTTCGCGAAATTGGAGATTTTATGTTGAAGTGGAATACTGCAAATGGACTTAAGCAGTATCATTTTCAATATGCGGCAGTAGTAGCTGATATTGCTGATTGGTATTCGCAATATGTTAATAAAGAAAGTCCTTTCTATTATGGTTCAAATGCTATAGAATGTATTTCGCATCTTGCAGTTAATACTAAAAAATTAAAACAAGAACAATTTTTAGATGCAGTTATGGATAAAATTCTCGAGGATACTGGAGCATATCCTTATAATGCAGAAGATGTTTGTTGTGATTTTATTCGTTGGGTTGAAAACTATATAAAGCCAGGAGCAGATTATAATTATCTTAATAGAGATGAAATCTGGTCTTCATGTAGGATAAAAGATCATCCATTTGGTAGACAGAAATATATGTTGACTCTTGGATTAGTTGATTCATTTAATAAAATTAATTGTCATCCATCAGATAGTTATATATTAGATATACATGGTATGAGTGTTAAAGAATATAAACAGAAAGTAAAAGAACATGAACTCATTAGCTGAATTCATTGTTGATCGTACTTATGATATAAAGTATGAAAATCTTGTTGAAGTAGATTTAGATGATAAAGGTAAACCTACACGTAGTTTAATGTGGAAATGGTCACAAGAGGAACGAACATCTAAGTTCTTCGAGTTTTGTAATGCTTATGATAAGAGAGAAGATACTCTTCTAAGAGATAACTATCAACAATTTTCTCATCGTTTACATTGGAATGAATGTCCATTTGTAGATGAAGTTAAAAATATTAGTGATCCAGAAATTGTATTGCATTCTTGTTTACTATTTTCATTTACTAATGAACATTGGAAAACATATAAGGCATGGGCATCTGGTTATAATCCAGGTCTAAGAGATTATTTAAACGAAGGTCATCGTCCATGTCGTTCTGATTTGTTTCAAATTTATTATCCAAAAAATACTATTGTTCAAGAATGGTTATTGTACGGTCCACAAAAAGCTGCTAAAGCTCTCTATCATAAGTTATCAACAAATAATCGTCCATATACTATGATGGAATTTGCAAAAATCTTAAATGAACATTTTGTTACTGAGCAAGGATTTCGTAACTCTATGTATCCATGCAAAAATGCAGCCAGACATATTGCAATGACTCATCCTGAATGGGTGGATCCTGAAAGTTTTTTACATGGTGGTACTGGGTTCTTTGATGGCCTTAGTCAGGTGTTTGATTGTCCACAATATATGAGTAAAGCAAAATATGATATTATGGAAGATGGAAGATATGTGCCAACAAATAATGCTGGACAATCTTTTTATGATAAAATGTTATATCTCTATGAACATCCTGATAATCCTATTAAACAACAAAAGTTTTTGAATTTAGAAGATAAACTTTGTTTTTTCTATAAACATATAGCTATTAATAACGGTATTAAACACACCACAAAACAAATCCCATATGAATGGGTTTATCCTAAAAATTGGTCATTGAAAACAAACACATATGAGTCATAATAAACACGTAATTGATGGCATCAACAAAGATGTCGGTATATTTGGATATAAAGATGCAAAAGACTATTATCTTTCATTAGCTGAAGGTTGGATTCCGTACAATCCAGATCCAATAGTTATTGATCATGATGGTGTTAGAGTTGTAAGAGACGATCTTGTTGTTGGCACTAAAACACGAGCTGCTGATCTATTAGCATCTAAAATTAATAATGATACTATGGTGTATTCACAACCAAGAGTTGGATTGGCCGGTGTTTCATTGTTAGATGTTGCAAAACATCATAATAAAAAAGTAGTGTTGTTTATGCCTGCCTCAAAACGTATATCTTTGCATCAGGCTTGTTGTATCGAGCGTGGAGCTATACCGATTTTTGAACGCATAGCTGCTATGCCTATACTTAATATTAAAGCAAAAGAATGGGCAGATAAACATAATGCATTTTTTATTCCTCTTGGTTTAAAACATGAATTGGCTACTGCTGCTATAGTGCATACCGCTTCAAAAATTTCTGAACCAGAAGAAGTATATGTTGCTATTTCAACAGGTGTATTATCTCGTGCTCTGCAAATAGCATGGCCAAATGCTAAATTTACATGTGTTGCTGTAGCTCGTAATTTGAAAGCTGGCGAACTTGGAAGAGCCAGTGTTATTTCAGAACCTTTAGAATTTATGCAAGAAGAGCCTATACAACCACCATTTCCAACCGTAAGAACATACGATGCTAAAGTTTGGAAGTATATTCCTAAGAATACTGGAAGAAACATATTAATGTGGAATGTCGGTGCTGAACCACGGTTAACAAATTTGAGCATTTATGATAATGTTAAATCTTATAAAGACTGGGATAAAAATCTATGACAGCAATTTTAACAGCTCCTTTCATTCCTATTGCTAAGAATCTTTCATCACATCGTGCAGCGCAAGGTGTGATTTATGCTGACCAACTTAAGCAGGCTGGTGTTGATTTATATGTTAATATGTCGCTCGATCGTTATATAGAAGATCATAATCAATTTGATACGATGTATGTGTATCATGGTAATGATTGGTCTGGGCATTTAAATTTATTTGGTGGATTAAAAGAATTTCCACATGTTGAAAACTTTTTAAACTTCTCTAAGTTCAAAGGTAAAATTTATTCGTTAATCATTGACTTTCCTGATTATTATGAACAACTGAAACATAAAGTTGATCTAGCTAATAGTAAGAATAAACCAATTGATCCTCGATGGAATCAGGTTGATTGGAACAATATCATTCGCATGCAGAATGAAGCAGAGACTATTACACCGAACTTATTGAAAGTTTATCCTAATATTGCAATTGGAGATAGTCATGCTATTTGCATGTATCGTCCTGAATGGATAAATTATTCAATGCCATTTAAAACTCTGCATGGTGCATTAAAAATAGGTCTTCATACCTTCATTAAACCTTGTGATCATGATTTTGAAAAGGTAGAATTTTATTTTGGTAATATTGATGTTCGTCATCATCTTCTACGTCAACCAGATCCTATAGCAGCAACTAAAGAACTTGTTAGAGAATATACTCGTCAAGCTCTTGGAGTTGCAGAGATGTATAATGCTACTGTTACTCTTTATGAACTTCTTCCAATTGAAAACGAAAAGCGCCATATTCCAAAAACTGGATGGTATGAGAAGACACCTTTCTATGGATCACGTGTTGAACGAGATAATATTCGTAGACTCTTCAAAGAAGAACTAAAAAAATATGAATGCTCTGCGCTTCGTATATTTCAATGGGTAGATGGACTTATCAATGATTATGGTGAGTTAGATTTTAAATATATGGAAAAACCACAATCTGTGCATCTTTCCAGAGAATATTATCCACATTGGCAAGGTTGGGAGTGGAATGGACTAAAATCTCCTATAAATAAAACATCCATTGTATATAATGCCAACCTTGAAAGTTTTCTATGAGACATGCTACAATTATTCCACTTATCGGTGGAGAAGCAATTGCTTCAACTAATGTGTTTGGAAGTCGACCAGATTATATCCTTTCATATAGCGCCTTCAAAGATAATGAATCACATCTATTAAACTATTGGAATCATGAAGTTCCATATCATTTACTTGATGAAGGTCAACGTCATCCACACGATGTAGATATTGTTTCTAGTGTATGTCCATGCGCTGGACTATCAATGTTTTCAACTGGCTATGGTGAACATAATCCTAATAATAAATGGATGATAGAAACTGCTAAGTACATTCTTGGTGAAGTTAAACCTAAAGTATTTTGGGGCGAAAATGCACCAGCTCTTGCAGGTAAAATAGGTAAACCAATCAGAGAACAACTTCAGCAGATTGGTAAAGAGAATGGATATACCATGACTCTCTATCGTACTAAGAGTTTATTACATGGTGTACCACAGGTTAGAGAACGTACATTTTATTTCTTCTGGCGTGGTAATAAAACTCCTATTCTTAATTTCTATAGTAGAGAATATGAGAAGATTGAAGATGTTATCACTGGTGTAAAATCAAACACCATGATGGAACCAATTAATAAAAATACTCCTAGCAATGATCCTTTCTATCGTTACCTTCTTGAAGTTATTCATGGTGGTGTTACTCATCGTGAACACTTTGATCTTCTAGATCTAAGAGATATTGCAGTTAGATATTTTGATGCTAAATCACTTATCGAACATCACAAACATTCATATATTCAGGTCGGTGAATGGATGCAGAATCAAGGATATGATAAGGAAGCAGAAAAATGTAAACGTATACACAAAAAGATTGCATCTGGTGGTAATATTATGAGACGTGGTACAATTGTACCTAAAGATCATATTGGTGCTTTTGTTGGTCATTATCCGAAGATGCTTACACATCCATATGAAGATAGATACATTACTTATAGAGAAGCACTTAGTATTATGGGTATGCCAGAAGATTACGAGCTACTTAAACCAACTACAAGTTATAATCATATCTGTCAGAACGTTCCAGTTAAAACTGCAACTGATATGGCAACAGAAGTTAAAGCCGTATTAAATGGTGAAAGAGATTATGTTGACAATTTTATGGTTTATCAATATAATCATGATCGTACAAACGAAATTATTAGTGAAAAAACTAGTACACTAGTGGAGTATTTTATGTAATGGAAGCAAACTATAAATTTAATGAACCAGAACTAATTAATGAATTATATCAGTATATTGCTGATACTTATACTAAGCACTATGTTGGACCAGATAATATTCAAGCATTTGAGCTAATTGCCTCGGCCGGACACGGTGTTGGATTTACCATTGGTGATATTATTAAGTATGCAGCCAGATATGGTAAAAAAAATGGTAGGAATAGACAAGATATTTTGAAGATACTTCATTACGGTATTCTTGCACTTTATATTCATGATAAGGAGAATAATGATGGAAATTAAAATTAATACTGAAGAACTTAGAAAGTGCAAACTATTTGTAGCTACACCAATGTATGGTGGTCAGTGTGCTGGTATGTTTACGCGTAGTATTGCAGATCTTTCTGCTCTTTGTACACATCATGGCATTCCACTACAGATGTATTTCTTGTTCAATGAATCGCTGATTACGCGAGCACGAAATTATTGTTGTGATGAATTTATGCGTTCTGATGCTACACATATGTTATTCATCGATGCTGATATTGGATTTAATCCACAAGATATTATTGCTCTTATGGCTCTTCAAGTTCAAAATGATAAGTATGATGTAATTGGTGGTGCTTATCCTAAGAAGTGTATTTCATGGGAAAAGATTAAACAGGCTGTTGATAAAGG